TGCCAACAATGGTTGCAACTTGTGCAGTCCATGTGTTCAACTGAGTGTCGGTAAGAGGGGTTGGAGTTGCGTCATCTTGACACCACAGGGTTGCAACGTAGCCGGGTAAGACTTTATTGATGAGAGCCATTTTGATTTCCTTTGAAAAGAGTTTATGTAACTGTCTTATGCTGGAACGTCGATGGTGCAATCCAAAAAGACTTGCGCCAAATTCTGCTCGTTGTCATAGCTGTTGTATAGCCAAACCACATCGGCCTTCGCAATGAAGAACCCATCTGTCGGACTACCAAATTGACCACTATAACCGTGTAAGGATTGTAATACCTGATTGGAAATAGTGAAACCATCTTCAATCTTCTGCGTGAAGATGGAGATTTGAAACACAGGGCGGTCAATGCCTTTATTGCTTTTTGTTTGACCCGTATAAACGGGTTGGTGGACATTACGCAACTGCCATGTGAGGAACTTTGGCTCTTTTGCAAAATTGCGGTTGAACGAAGCGTACACAGGAACGGGCGTGACAATGTTTGCCAATTGATATTGGATTGCCTTGCCGTACAGGACTGGATTGAGTTGAGTCGTCATACTGCCGTCACAGGGTCGTTGCGGTAACAGAGAAGCATCACGGTCATGCGGTCATTTGCTTCACGCACATCCGTAATACGCCAATCTTGGCCGCGCCAAGTGATTGAGAACAAGTCTTGACTGTCCACAATGCTCTTGATGTTCGGCGTGTAATTCAGAGTGAACTGAGTCAGCTCTTGGTACAGACGATACTTGTCAGAAATCCGCAAGCTGTTCGCAACGTCAGACACACGGGCGCGAGTATCAAACCATTTGGTCTGAGTCGTCATGCCTTCACCAAACCCACTCTCAGTGAAAGTGAGGTTGTTGATTGCAATGTTCTCGAAACGTGCGATTGCCATTTACATCACCAAAGGTTTGTAAGGACGCAGCAAGCACTGCACACCCCAAGGGATGTTGTGCTGGATTGGGCCTGTGGTGTCACTACGATTGTTGTAGAGGTGAGTAAACAACAGCAAGCCAGCCTGTTTGATTACGGGGTAATCAGCCAAGGGGCTTGCCGCTGTTGTGTACTCGCAAATCACAGGCGAAGTCATCGAACTGTTAAGGTTCGTTGGCAAGTTCGCAACCACAACCTTGTTGCCAGATGGGTCGTAGTAATACTGGTCGTCAGCAACCTCAATCAACTGAGGAGGGTTGTTGTCGTTCCAATATTTGACGGCATCTATGGTCACACCAGACAACAGGGGGTTTGTGTTCTGGCTAACCTCTGGCAAGTCCAATGTCAAAGGCGTACCGTTGAGGCTTGCAGCGTTGTACCAAACGCGATATGACGTTGAGAAGATGGACATACCCAAGAAGTCCTCGATTGCCATGCGAACGGCAAGTTCAAGGCTCGTCAGGTATGTATCTTGACTGTCATCACCAAACAGGTTCAACTGATTGGTGATTTCTTCCAAAGACAACCAAGCGGTAGCAATGTCACGACCAATTTGCTCTGTCTTTGCATAGTTGAACGGGTTGCGGGTTCCGCCGCCGTAGTTCAAGTAACCGATGAGTCCAAGCCGGGCCAAGGTATGTTGCTCGACCAAGGCATGAAGTACACCCCAATCGACATCCTCACTTTGCAAGACACTCAAGCTGCCGAGTTGAAGATTCAAACCATGAAGCGTATTTGTGGTTTGTTTGGTGTGCCTCCAGCCATGATTGGCATTGGCGACTCCAAGTACAACAACACTCAAACCATGTTGGACGAGTTCTACAAGTCAACGATGTACCCAACCATCGTGAACGTCCAAGAGAAGTTGAAGCAACAGTTGTTCAACGGCTACCCTTCATTGTGTGTTCAGTTCGATACGGCAAACTTCTTGAAGGGCGCTCCAATCGACCAAATGAACTATGTGAAGGCTGGTGTTGATGCTGGCATCCTGACTCCAAACGAAGCGCGTGAATATCTGAACAAAGCTCAGATGGAAGGCGGCAACGAATTGAAGCAAGACACAAAACCAAGCGACCCAATTGCAGGCTCAAGCCCTCAAGACACAGGTGGCGGCGGTGGCAACCAAAAGAATAAATTAAATATCGGCAAGTAATGTCGTTGATTTTTAAGATTATGGTAGCATCGTTGGTAGCAAATAGACCAACTGTGCCGCCTCCACCTCGTCGTGGTAGGCCGCCAAAAATAATACATGACATTGATTTATCTAAAGTCGATGAGGTAATCCATGACGCAAAACTTGATGATGGTGTGCGAGGCCAAACTGGTTCTCGAAAAAGCAGGCAACGCAGAGCCAACAGGCAATATTGAAGCGGTTGTCACAACTTGGGGGCCACGCGAAGGCGCTGATGGTCGCAAGTTCAACTATCAACCCGAGGCATTTATGCAATGGGCAGAGTCGTTCAGCAAAGCTGGTCGTCCTCTCCCAATGTTCGTGAACCATGATGCTGATTCCATTCCTGTTGGCGAATGGACATCATTTGAGTTTGACGATACTGGCATGAAAGCCTGTGGTCGCTTATATATCAACACCACTCAAGGCTCTGACTTGTATCAAGTGATGAGCGAGTCGCCAAATATGTTTGGTGGCGTGTCTGTTGGCGCATACGCCGAAGAATATCAGTGGACAAAAGAAGACGGCACTCCAATGACCGTTGGCTCTGATGACCCATACGAAGACGGCTACTTCCAAATCACCAAAGGTGGTCTGCGTGAAGTGTCAGTCGTGATGTACCCAAACAATCCAATGGCCGAAGTGCAAAAGCTGGAATATTTCCGGGCTGATGGCACTGCCGACCTGAAAGTTTTGGAACAAGCCCTGCGTGATGCAGGGCTTATCCGAAAAGATGCGGTTGCTGCTGCATCTGTCTTCAAGAAAGTCATCGAAATGCGTGATGCAAAAGATGATGGAATTGAAAATGCAACTCAGCAGAGTGATTCTGATGTGGAAGCAACCAAAGAAACGGAAATTCTCGCTGCTCTTGAGCAACGCGAACTCCTTAAACTCCTCGACAAACGCCTGAAAGGTTAATCATGTCTCAAGTCATTCTCGAAAAATTGGATGCCATCGAAGCTAAACAAGCTGAGAGCATCGTGGCTGTTGAAGCCCAAATCCCTGCTGCTATCGAAGCTGTTAAAGCTGAGATGAGCGAAATGGTTGCTGCTTTGGAAGCCAAAGTTGCTGCTATTCCTGCTGCCGCAGTTCACAAAGAAAAAGCCAAGTCAGTTCGCGCTGATGTGAACCGTTCTGTTAAAGAACAGCTCAAGGCAATCGCCGAAGGCAAAAACACTCTTGAGAAGCAACTGCAAGTTTTCGCAGACGAATCTCAAATGGAAGCCTACATGAAAGAAGCCTCGGCTCTGACTGCTGGCGGTGATGGCAAGGGTGGCCGTACTGGTTACGACCCTGTGTTTGCTGCTCTGCGTTTGGCTAACCCAATGCGCGGCGTGTCTCGCACTGTGGCTACCGATGGCTCTAGCTATCAATTCCGTGTGAAGACTGGCAATGCTGGTGCTGCATGGGGCTACACAATCCAGAACAACGGTTCGGCAACAACTGAAAACACTTCAATCTGGCAATTGGTTTTGCAAGACTTGAACGTGCAGTTCCCTATCCGTACTGCTGCTCTTGACGACATCGACGGTTTGGAAGCAAACGTGGTTGACGATATGTTGGCTGAATTCGCACAAGCCGAAGCTCTGTCAATGATTCAAAACGACGACCAAGGCTCTACCAGCTTGCCATACGGCGGCTCTAACGGTCTGCGCGGCTTGAACCAATACGGTGGCGAAGCTGGCACATACGCTGGTGGCTCTACTACTACTGCTGCCTTCGGTAGCTCTGGTACTGGTTCTACAAGCGGCTTGCATAGCTTGGCTACTTACGACCAATTGACTTCCAACACCAACGTGGTTGGCGCTGCTGAAATCACATACAAAGACGTTGTGAACTTCATCTACGCTCTGCCACAACAATATTGGACAGACAGCGCCAAGTTCATCATCAACCCAATCTTGTTGGCTCAAATCCGTGGCTTGACAGACGACAACGGCACTCCTGTGTTCGAGCGTATGTCTCCATTGGAAAACAACGGCATCGTTGGTCGCTTGTTGGGCTTCGACGTTGTGGTGAACAAGTATTTGGACAACCCAAGCCAAGCCACTGCCGCTTCTGCTGGCACAACTAGCTTGTACCCAATGTACTTTGGTGACTTCCAACGTGGTCACACCATTGTTGACCGTTTGAACATGGTCATGCGCCGTTACGACCAGACAGCCCCCGGCTTCATCACCTTCTTTGGTGAAAAGCGTTTGGCTACATCTGTGCGTGACCCGTTTGCTATCGTGCGTTATCGCTCGACTGGCACAGCAGCCTGATAGTTGCCTTGGATGGGGAGTTCGCTCCCCATCTTTTTAACTCTCATTGGAATAACTATGACTATCACCGAAAAAATCCTGAACGGCATTAAGCAAGCCATTACCGAAGGTGGCAAAGTCACCATTGACCTGAAAGAAGCCTCTGCAATCACTGGTTCTGGTTCGGGCGTTGGTGGTAATGTTGTATTCGACGATGCGTTTGCCGCCCTGCGTCAAGCAAACCCATTGCGTCAAGGCTCTCGCCAAATCACCGTGGCTGGCTCTGATGCTCAGTTCGTTGCCAAGACTGGTAACGCTGCAAACTCTACAAACCCTTGGGGTTACGAATTTACTCCCAACTCAGGCTCTCCAAACGTCGATACGACCATTTGGCAATTGCCAGTGCGAGTCTTGGTTGCACAGCTTCCAATTCGTACTGCTGTTTTGTCTGATGTGAACGCATTGGACACATCTTTGGTTGAAGACTTGGCGCTGGAATTTGCACAGCTCGAAGGTCAATCAATGATTTTGAATGATGACCAATCTGGCTCCACCACTGATTCGACTGGTGCTGAGTATGGTCTTCGTGGCTTGGATAGCTACCCATCTGGCTCCGTGAGCGCCTTTGGCTCTAGCGGTACAGCAATGACTGATGGCTTGCATGAAATTGCAACCGTGTCGTTGGGCGGCTCTCCTGTGACCTACAACAAGATTGTGGACATGGCCTCTACCCTGCCAGCTCAATATTGGGCGCTGCCTTCAACGGCATGGCACATTCACCCTGACATGATTCTCATGTTGCGTGAATTGAAGGACACCCAAGGTCTGCCATTGTTCTTGGAAATTGGTGATTCTGACGGCGCTGCTGTTGGTCGCGTGTTTGGCTTCCCTGTGATTCCAAACCCATACCTGTCGTCTGATTTCCCAATCTACTTGGCAAATTGGTCGCGTTTTGTGACCATCGGTGACACAGAGCAAATGACTGTGCAGATGTTTGAGCAAACCGCCCCCGGCTTCATCACCATGTACGCAGAAAAGCGTGTCGTCTCTACTGTGCGCGAGCCTCAGGCTGGTGTACGATTGAGCGCAGCATAAGAGGTAAACAATGGCGGCTGATTCACAACTCGGTTACTTGAACTACGGCGGCGGAACCCGCAACCCGTTCAACTATGCAAAGACAGAGCAAATTGGTCGTGACATTGCTACCGCTTGGTTGTCTTTGGAGGAAATCACCAATCAATTGAACTTGTTTGGTGATGACAGTCAAGATACATACTTGGAAAGTCTTGAGCTTGCCGTTCGCATGGCAATCGAAGACTTCTTGGGTATGTCAATCTTCGCCACCTCGTATCGTGTTTGGTACAACTCTGCAAGTCTGAATGGCACTCCATTGACTTTGGACTTGCCAGAAGTTAGCCAAAACACAAACCCATTGCTGTCTGGCGTGACCATTGATGCCGTGAAGTATTGGAACGACAACAGCCCACCTCAGTTGATTGAAGTTGCTGACGACCAGTATTACTACGACCCATCTGGCAACAAAGTTGTTGTGGCGAACTTGCCAACGAACTTAAACAGTTCGATGACATCGCCTGTGATTTGCGAGTACACAACAGCAGCAAACCCCTTGGCGGCTTACCCCGTAATTAAGCAGGCGGGTTTGCTGTTGTTTACTCACCTCTACAACAATCGTAGTGACACAACTGGCCCAATCCAACACAACATCCCTTGGGGTGTTCAGATGTTGCTTCGCCCATACAAGCCGCTGGTGATGTAAATGGCAATTGCACGTTTCGAGAACATTGCAGTCAACAACCTCACTTTCTCTGAGAGTGGGTTTGGTGAAGGGCAGACCACTCAAACCAAATGGTTTGATACTCGCGCCCGTGTGTCTGATGTTGCGAACAGCTTGCGCATTTCTGACAAATATCGTCTGTACCAAGAGCTGACTCAATTCACTCTGAACTACACGCCAAACATCAAGAGTATTGTTGACAGTCAAGACTTGTTCTCAATCACTTGGCGCGGCCAAGATTGGCGCATCACGGATGTGAAAGAGGCAAATGACCGCATGACCGTGATGTTGTTGTGCTACCGTAACGACCCTGTGACCGCAGTATGACGACTCAACTCAATCCAGTCCTGTACGGCAAAGCAATCCAATACCAATTGGCAAACATTGTTACGCCTGTGCCTGTGTACGCTTCGTTCAACCGCAATTTTGCAAAAGAGCCGAAGTTCCTCACATGGCAATTGCGTAATGTCCACCAACCCGTTTATACGGGTCAAACAAAGGGAAACAAAGGCATTGACCGCCCTGTTTTCCAAATCTCCATCTTCACTCAGAAGATTGAAGATGGTTTCACTATTTCCAATCAGGTTCTTCAAGCCTTGCATGGTTATAGCGGTCAATTTGGTAGCCCATCTGACGGATTTTTTATTGCAAAGGCAGATGTTGTCTGGCTTTACAATAGCTACGATAATGAACAAAATCTTGCGCAAGTCTTTTTGGACTGCACAATTGATATTCCAGCATCAGATAGCTCAATCAACTCTTTTCAAAGGAAATCAAAATGGCTCTCATCAATAAGGTCTTACCCGGTTACGTTGCAACCCTCTGGTGTCAAACTGGCGCAACCCCAACCCCTCTGACTGACGCTCAACTGTCCACATGGACTGGTCAAGTTGCTGACATCATCGGCACTACTGCTGGTGGTACTGGTACTGACGGTATTCAAATTCCAGTGGAAGCTGTGCCTGCATTCGGTGCTGACGATGCTGTTGCTGCTTACTCTGTGGCTGGCGCTCGTACTGGTGCAAAAATCACCACTCAA